TTGCAATAGTGTTATACATGGGGTATGGTGGTGTTTTTGGTAGATGTGTTGCCCTAATTGGGCGGAAAGAGAGTGGGTTATGAATGATCGTATAGATAGTGTGTATGAGGACTTGGGTATTATTAGAAGTGAAGATATGATATCAAATAGTGTTTTATATGGCATTAATGTTAAGATTTCTCGTTCGAACTGTTTTGCCGGAGGGACTGATATATTTAATGCAGTCCAAAACAAATTCAAAGACCATCTGTTTGTGAAACTACTTACGGAAAGTGTTGTTAGTGATTATATATCTAAGATAGAGAAGCTTACGGCGGAGCTTGAGGCTAGTAAAAAGCGTGATATTAGCGTTGTTTTGGCTAAGATGGCTGATAAGTTTATTGAAGAATAGCAGGAAGGTTATGTAGTTATGAACAGTGAAATTAAGATTGAAGTAAAGGCATTAGCTGAGATGAATAGGCATATCGAGGCTTTGTTAGAATTGTGTTATGTTGAGTTGCCTGTATGTGTGACTAAGGCTGTAGTTGTTAGGGATTTGTTGGTGACAGGTAACGGTAGCCCCGAAAAAACGGAGATTGACCAAAGCATTGTGCCAAAGATACTTAAGTTGGAGAAAGGTTAGGTTATGAGGGAGAAATTAAGTATAGAGAAGATGAAAGGATAATATTATGACCCAAGCAGAGCAACGTAATGAATATGTCAGACGGCTGAGAGAGTACAGAGCAGACCCTGTGCTTTGGGCGAGCAAGATATGCAATTGGACAGCCAGTGACCAACAGGCGGCTGTTATGCGTAGCGTAGCCGTGCGTGGTAGCCAAACTACGGTTAAGTCTGGGCATGGCGTGGGCAAAGTCCAAAACAACTCACTGATTATAGATACTCCAGACGGCAAACGGTCATGGGGTGACATAGAAGTTGGTGACTATCTTTTCGGAAAAAACGGTGGCAGGACACAAGTATTAGGGAAATTTCCTCATAAGGGTTGGAAATTTTACCGAGTAGAATTTGACGATGGCACTGCAACATACTGTGGCAAGGAACATCTATGGGCTGTGAAGGGCAGGAAACAGCGTAGGCGCGGCTTGGATTGGACAGTCATGTCTTTGGGTGAGATAATGGACATAGGCGTTATGCGACCTAATGGCGTTTCTAATTCCAAGCAGTGGGAGATACCGACAACTAGCCCTGTGGAGTATGAACAGCAAATTGTTTTTATAGACCCGTATTTGTACGGAGCATTCTTAGGAGATGGCTCAAAAGGACGTAATACTTTTTCTTCTGGGACTGAGGACTGGGACCACTGGATAGAAGTTTTTTCTAAGGAATACGATCTTGGCGTACAACATTACGGAGAAGGATTCTCGTTATTACGATTTATGGAAGTTTTTACAGAGTATTCTGACGTTCCAACCAATAGCCTATTTGTGCATGACGATTATAAATATAATACTATTGACGTAAGATTGGCTGTTTTACAGGGGTTACTTGACACAGACGGTAACGTAGGCGGCGACAGCAGGGCTGAGTTCGTATCAATATCAGAAAGATTAGTTGATGATGTTATATGGCTTGCAAGGTCTTTGGGTATGACAGTGAGAAAAGGGAAGGAAAAGAAGCCGTTTTACTACTCCAAAGACAGGGAAAAGATACATTGCCAAACGGCTTATGTATGCTATATATCTTACATGGGAACAGATTTGTTTAGATTAGAGCGTAAACAAGAGCGTTTAACAGGAAATCAAGCCAGATATACGTCTAAATGGATAAAAAGCATAGAATACTCCCATAGAGAAGATGGGCATTGTGTTAAAGTTGACAGCCCAGACAACTTATATCTAACTAATGACTTCATTGTTACGCATAATACCTCCATGGATGCCATACTTGTGCTTTGGTTCCAAAGCGTATTCCATGAGGACACGGTTATTCCATGCACAGCACCGTCTAAACATCAGCTTGAGGACAATCTATGGGGAGAGATAGGCTTATGGCATAGCCGTATGTTGCCAGATTTCAGAGATCGTATAAAAGTTATGAGCAATAAGGTTATTGTTCCAGGATTATCCAAATGTATGGCAGTCGGCAGAACGAGTCCGCCAGATAATTCCGAGGCTTTGGCTGGGTTTCATGCTAAAAATTTGATGATTATTGTTGACGAGGCTAGTGGTATCAGAGACAAAGTGTTTGAGGTAGCTGAAGGAACGCTCAGTACTCCTGGAGCTAGACTGCTTATGACAGGGAATCCGACCAGAACGAGCGGTTTGTTCTACCGGAGCCATACGTCAGAGAAACGATATTGGAATTGTTTTACACTTAATTGTGAAGAATCACCCCATGTTTCTAAATCTTACTGCGAACAACGGGAAGAAAAATACGGGCGTGATAGCGATGTCTACAGGGTTCGGGTGTTGGGCGAGTTTCCTAAAGGCTCTGCTGATGCCTTAATCCCACTACAATGGGTCGAAACTGCCATAGGCAGGGACATACAGGATAGTAATAGCGAGCGTATAGCTGGTCTTGACGTAGCTGATGGTGGTGAAGATTTGTGCGGGTTTGTTATTCGACAAGGAAAAACCATCACAAACATTAGGCAGTGGTCACATAAAGACCTAATGCAGACTGTTGGCACTGTAGTTCACGAATATCGTGAGAAGAAAAGTTTTGACAGAATCCATGTTGACGGAATTGGCGTAGGCTCCGGCGTTGCCGCACGTCTTAAAGAGCTTGGTGTTCCGACATTGAGCGTTAATGTTGGAGAGTCATCACCAAACAGCGACAGATATAACAGGCTCCGTGATGACGTATGGTGGAGGTGCCGAGTATGGTTTGAGGACAAGTTATGTGGAATCAGTGACAAAATCGACAAAGAAGAGCTTGACTGCATCGTTGGCGAGCTATCCGGCATAACATTCCAGTACCTAAGCAATGGTAAGCTCAAGGTGCAGGGTAAGTCAGCCTTCAAAGAAGATGGCGTAAAGATCAGTGACGGGCTGAAGCGAAGCCCTAACGTGGGCGATGCGCTGTGCCTAACACTGGCTGAGGGGCAAATCCCAGGCTATATACGCACGGACGGGTTCGGCAGACCTGTGGGCTTGCATAACCAGAATTTTATCCAATCAGCAAAGGGACAAAGCTATGTTTGGTAAAGGCTCTATGTCATACATTTATACAATTTATTTTATTACATAAATGAAGTTTTAGTTGACAAAGTTACAAATTTGTCGTATACAAGACTCTAAATGAGAGTTTTATGTACAAATTTGAGGGAAATATATGACTACAGATGATGATGCAACTTTAGAGATTATGGACGAGATCGCCATAAAAGAGAAAGAAGAAGCCAAAAAGCTTGAAGAAGCTATGGGTGAAGGCTTGGCTCAGACCACCTTACTCGACTTTGTCTCAGATCGTTACCATACGGCTAAAGACGCACGGGACAATTCTGGGCTTACTCAGCAGATGATTCAGCAGGCTCTTGACCGTACCAGCGAATACTCAGAATCTAAATTATCACATCTTAGGCTTAATAATCAGCCAGAAATCTATATGCCAGTGACAGAAACCAAGTGTAATAATGCTATGGCTTGGCTACAGGACATCGAGAACAGCGTTGGAAACAAAAGCATAGTCATAAAACCTACACCTGTGCCGGATTTGGGTGCAATTGTTGATGCGACTATTGAGGACAAAATCAGAACCAAGATGATAGCTGACCTACAAGCAGGCGGCGAAGTTCCAAGTCCAGAAGATGTGAATGAAGCCCGTGCCGAGATTACTGACCAAGTTAATGCTGAGATTAAGCGTGAAGCTAGTGAACGTGCTGATAAGATGTACGATAAGATCAACGATGATTTGCTTGAAGGTGATTGGTTAGAGAAGAAAAAAGAATTTAGAAGTAACTGCGTAACATTCGGCTTTGGTTTCCTAAAAGGACCAATGGTACGTACAAGGCGAGAATTATGTTGGGATGAAAATGGTAATTACGTTGAGAAGACAGTGTATTTCAAAGAGCCAGATGCCCCAAGTCCACTAGATATGTATTGGCCTCCAAGCGCAAAGGGCGTAAATGACGGTTATATGATCGAAAGAATCAGAGATGTCACGAAAGATGACCTCAATGAGTGGAAAAACTATCCAGATTACCAGAAAGATAACATCAATGCTCTTATTGCAGAGAATCCAGCCGGAGTTAGGGACTTAGAAGACGATGAAGGCAATGGCGACAGCCGAAACAGAATTGAGCGCAAGGACACTGTAGAGCTTAGTGCTGACGGAATGTTTGAGTGCTATGAATATTGGGGCGAGATCAGTGGTAAAACACTAACTGAAAATGGTGGAGTACAAGGACTCGATATAACCAAAGACTACGCATTCCAAATAATTTGGTGCAAGAATAATGTTATCAAGATCATGGCTAACCCAGACCCAACCGGAGCCAGCATCTACCATAAAGCTATTTTTAAGATAATTCCAGGCTCATTTATCGGTAAGAGCGTTCCAGCCTTGGTCAAGTCGGCTCAAGACATGGGCAATAGTTCTGGGCGTTCTATCGTTTGGAATATGGGGCTTAGTTCTGGGGCGCAAATTGATGTGGATTTAAACCAGTTAGAACCTAATGTTGACTACACAGTGATGTATCCGGGGAAAGTTTGGCCTACACGCAGTAAGCCGGGAATGACTCGTAAAGCTATTGAGTTCTTCCAAGCCACTGACAATACTCAACATCTCATGGGAGTGTATAATTGGGCTATATCTTTGGCTGATGATTCCTCTGGCGTACCACAATACGGCTACGGTGGGGATACGGGCAAAGGAGCCGCCAAGACCAGCTCTGGACTTGCTATGCTGTTGAATGCGTCCTCACGTGGACTGAAAGATTCTATGATGTCGATGGACTTGGCTATTGCAAGCTATGTTAGGCGTATGTTTACGTTGGAAATGTTGTTTGGAGAAGATAATTCTATCAAGGGTGACTGCAAAGTAATCGTAAAAGGTAGCATGGGCGTATTGCTTAAAGAGCTACAACAAGCCCGTATAGTCGAATTTTTAGACAGAATAATGAGTCCTATGGCTATGGAGGTACTTGGACCAGAGACGTTTGTTAAGGCTATGAACGAATATGCAGACCTAATACAACTTGACAGCGAGCATTTACTTCCTTCTTGGGACGAAGTTAAGCAACGCTTAGACGCTCAACAGGCACAGCAACAGGCTGATATGCAGGCACAACAGCAGTTACAAGCTCAAACAGAGCAGGGTAAGGCGGCTGAGGCGGCAGGCAAGCAGGAAACTGATAGCCGTGGCATGACAGTTAGGGAAGACGACCAGAAGCGCAAGAATGCCGTAAGTATATCTAAGATTGAAGAAGATGTTAATAAACGCATTACCGATGAGATTGAAAGATTCAAGACAGCCTCTATGGGTAAATCAGAAAAAACTACATAATTGTAGTTTTTATTGACAAGCAGACAATTTTGTGTAATAAGTATTACATAATTAGTGATAGTACTGTAATAAAGGAACGAGATATGCAAGAACCGCAAGGCGATGAAGGACAGGAACTAAAGAGAAGGTTTAAACTACTTAGTAGCGACAACCGTTTCTCAGACTTTCTTGACTGGGTAAAAGCTGAACGAGATGCTAGGGACGAAGAGAACCGTGTCACAGGACACGAGAATACAACGTCTGAGGCTGGTGCATTATCTCTTATTCTGGAAGTCACAGGTCACGAAATAAAGCAGACAAATACTGTTGCGAACGCTGTTGATGGTGCGAACGACGGAAAGAGAGGTAGTTTCTATGAAGAATGATGAAAACTTAACAGGTATCGAATTAGCTAGAGCAAATCGTGATAAAAAGCGTATTGAACTAGGTGAAACCCCAGAGTTAAAAGAAGAAATCGCTAAAAATGACGGTGAAAGAATTGTCTCAGAAGGCGATAACACTATAACTTTGGAAGATAAACCTAAAGAAGATACGAATATTGACATAGATGCGATAGACGATATTGGTGTTATTGATGAAGAAGTTAAGCCAGAGGTGAAAGACGAGACTGTTGTAGTCGAAGACTCAGCCGAAGTAGCAAAGCTGAAGACGAAAGTTGAGGGTTTGTTAAAGAAGTTGAATGACGAAGATGGTAAACGTGGTTCACAAACGGCACAAACGACAGCGTTGAACGCCAAGTTAATGATTAAAATAGAAACATTGGAAGCGGAACTTGAAAGTGCGAAGACGAAAGACGTTGGAACGAAAGAAAGTAAAGCAGATAATACCGATACGTTGTATGAATCGTTGCCAGAAGCAGTTAGAGATAAGTGGAATGAAGACGATTTGAAGGGAATACTGGAAGTTGCTGTGTTAGCTAATCCAAAGGCCAATGGCGATAAGGTGAACTTAAAAGCACTTGAAGCCAAGTTGGAGAAGTTTGAGAAGAATGCAGTACAGACAGAGTCGGAAAAGTGGTTCAGTGATGTTGAAGCTAGTGCAAATGGGTTTATCGAGGCTAATAAGTCCGACCCCGAATGGCATAAGTTCATCAATGAAACTGCACTTGGTTCACGGGAAGCTCGGCGAGAAGTGCTGAATGACCCAAATACTAAGCCGTCAGATGCTGTAGCAATTTACAACCAGTACCTAGTCGAGAGTGGAAAAGACAAAGCCAGTACTGAGCAGAAGCCTGTTTCAGATAAGAAAACATTGGCTAGTCAAGCTTCACCACGGGCTAGAACAACAACCGCAATAGATGATGCTAAAGTGACTAAGAATATTACTACCGCACAATACAATGTGCTTAAAGTTGCCGGAGCTAATGCGAACGGTGACGAGAAGGCAACAAGGCAATGGAATGTTGCCAAAAGACTAAAAGCAACAGGTCATGTAATTTAATCCGCCAATGTGGATTACCCTGTGTTTTAGGTCAATAAACCTTAGCTATGTAAGCTAAGAAAGGAATGATAAAATGACAGTAGCAACAGCTGCAGGTACACCAGACCTTAAAAACGCAGGATTAATCCCAGAGGATTTTGCTGACGATTTTAACGTAGATTACTACGACCAGGCAATGATCCCAAAGATCACAACTGGAAAATTCTATGAAAAACTTTTGAAATCTGGCGATAAGGTAACTATTCCTACTCTTCCAGAGTTCACTTTTAACCCATATAAGAAAAATCAGAAGCTTGATCTTGATATACCAGAAGGTGGCGAGATCGAGATGAAGGTTAATCGTGCTGACTACTTCAATGTATTGGTTGATGATGTTGATCAGAAGCAGAGTCATATCGCAATCGTTGATAAATATAAAACAGCGGCAATGAAACAGCGTCAAGGGATTGAAACTGAAGCTATGTTTGCTGATATTTACAACCAAGCCCATGCAAAGAACCAAGGCTTAACGGCTGGTGCTAAGTCTGGTGCTTATAACTTGGGCGCAATAACAGCTCCTATAGCTGTAACAGCGGCTACGGTTCAGTCCGTACTCACGATGATTCGTGCGGTATTGGAAGAGCAGAATGCGGCAGTTGGCAAAATGTGGGCAGTTATTCCTACATGGATGCGCTACTTGGTCATCAACTCTGATCTGATGAAGATTAATGAGATGGGTAATGGTTCAGTATCTGGTCGTATCACTGGTCTTATCGGCTCGATTGATGAAATCGAACTGTATTCTTCTACTCTGTTACACACAGACGACGAAGCTCAGTCCACCGGAACATATATCATGGCTGGTAATATGGATGCAATTTCATATATCTCGCAGATGAACAAATGCGAAATTCTTACCAAAACGCAAGATCACTTTGGTACTAAACTTCGTGGTTTGAATGTTTACGATTGGAAAGTTCGTAAACCAGAAGGTCTGGTATCTATCTATGCTTATAAAGGAGCTTGATAGAAATTGGTAGATTATGGCCTGTTGTCTCTGATAACTGAGGCACAGGCTTTTGTAGGAAATTATTAGTATTGTTTAAACTTAAAAAAGGAAGAAAGATTATGAAGAAATTAACACTTATATTGACAGCACTTGTATTGGCAACAAGCATTTTTGCCGCTACAAATGACGTAACACTTGGCGGAAGCGCTGGCTATTCTAATGGCGATGGTGCTGTTTTACTAAGTCGCACTATTGATTTTTCAAGTGCCACTGTCGGAACATCAAATGATGTTTATCAGCTAATTACTGTACCTGCCGGAACTCTTATCACTAGCGTTGGCTATGTTGTTGAAGAGAACGAAGACGGCGTAACTGGTGAAGATAGTACACTTACTATTGACATTGGTGATGGAACAGATGCAGATGGATGGACTGACGGGGCTAATGTACTTACTGGGCAAGTTGCTACAGCATATTTTGGTACGTCACTTGGAGCAGACTATACAGCTGTAACAATAACTAATGGAACAGCCCGTCTTGGGTATACCATGGGTAAATTCTATACAGCAGTAGATACGATTGATCTGACTCTGACTCAGACAGCCGACACAGCCAAGATTACAGTTCGTGCAATTGGATACCCTATTGTTGGGTATAAATAGACAATAACAACATTGGGTAGCCTAGACCTAGTACATCTAGGCTATCTTTAATAACTAAACGAAAGGTACTAACCTATGAAGGAAAAGCGTTATATTATAAACTTGAACAACGGCGTTGTATTTCCATACGACCAAGCGGCTATGGATGACAAAAATCGCCCAGAGATCATGGAGTGTACGTTAGAAGGTAATGTTGACATTCCACGGGTCAAGGCAAGCAAGCCAACTCCACCGCCTGCCGATGAACCAGAGCCTAAGCCAGAGCCTGCTCCAATCAAAGACGCTGAACCAAGTGCGTTTGAAGCCGAGAAGGCCCGTGTAGAGGCTGAGGAATCCCGTATCGCAGAGCTAAAGGCAATGAGCCGTGACGAGCTTGTGGTTATCGCAACTGATCTAGGCTCAAGTCCAAAAGCAAATTGGGGCGTTGACGGTCTTATTAGAAATATTATTAAACGAGAGGTATAAAACATGACGTACGCAGGCTTGAAGCCAGCTATATTAGCAAGGTTAGGCAGTAATGTAACCGCAGGAGTCCTAGTTAACGCTATACGGGAGTCGTGCAGAAAGTTCTGCTCCGATACTTGGTATTGGAAGATAGACCTTGCTGATATAAACGTCACTGCCGACCAACAGGACTACGATTTAGCCGCCACCCTGCCAAATGACAGCGAGATTGAGGCAATAGAATGCGTAAAGATTGATGATGGCGTAATAAACAAGAACTATTATGGGCTTTATGAGCTTGCTACATTACGTTTTGACGAGAATTATGTTCCCACAACCGATAGCACGGATGGACTTAGCATAACAGTAATACTAAAGCCGAGCTTAGTTGATGACGCTCTACCGACATGGATAGTAACACAGTGGCAGGAAGCTATACGCTTTTGCGTTTTGGCTGATATAAGCGCAATGCCGAACAGACCATACACAGATTTAGTAGCAAGTGCTGATTTCTTGCAGAAATACGAGAGAGAAGTTTCAAGATGTAAAGTTGCAGGACATACAAGAAATGTTAAAGCAGACGTATCAGTAACAATACCAAATTGGTTATAAACCAAAGGGAGTACAAATGAAAAAAGGATTTACCTATCTCAAGGCTAGTTTAATACTGGCTTTTTTTATTGCCGTGAACAGTTATGGTTCGGCCCCGTACGTTACAAATAACATCTACTTGGATAATGACTCGCCACAGTTCTATACTGTTACAGCGATTCAAAACACCAAGGAGTTCAAGTTTTACTTGTTCAATAGCAAATCTGACACAAACGGTTGGGATGCTACAGGCTGGACGGTAGACTATATGTTTTCAAATAAGAGCGATCCAAGCGAAGCTATTCCGATGGCTACAATTTCGTGTACTGTTTCTGGTAACGAAATAACCATGTCACCAGCTACTAATGATTTTATCACAGTGTTCAATAACGGCTATGCTGTGCTTAGGATAGCTAAGACAGGCGAGCAAGTAAGTTATGCCCGTGGTACGCATACAACGCTTCCTGCACCAGAGATAACAAGTACAGAGCCATTTCAAGGCAGTGTTATTATAGATTGGTCAATGTTTACGTATACGAACAATGAAACGCACGGTACGGTAATTCCAGACGGTACTACCATAACCAGCACAAATGACAGCAACGGCAGAATGGTTATATCGGCGCACTTGCTTCTTACCAACGGCCAGACAGTTGTAGAGTCAGGTACGTTCACAGGAGGCGTGGTAAGCAATACAACAACAACTGGCCCAGACCTTGAATTTAGCCTAACTACCAATGACATTAACCTAGCTGAGTCTGACCCGGTATGGACAAACGACTATTCTAATGGCTTAAACTTGTCAAGTATGACTAATCCACCTCAAGAATGGCTTGCGGCAGGCGTGACTAATCCGCTGTTTCTAGGCTCCGCTACAAACACTGGTAGGATGTACTTTGGCAATGACACTAACAGCGCATACTTTAGGATTATCACTAATCAAGTTTATGTTGGTAACGTAGAGACAGGCAACTATGAGGACGTTACGCTTGGTGCTACTGCTCTTTCCACTTCTGGTGTCGTTACAGGACGTTATGATACAGCAACCAGGACAATGATAATTGGCAGTGATATGACAGGCTATCTTACGACAGAAACAGACCCTATTTTCACCAACTGGCTAAGTACAAATGCGGTACTGACCGCAGAAACAGACCCAGTGTTTACTAATTGGTTAAGCACGAACACTTATATCCAAGTAGAGACTGACCCAATTTTCACGAATTGGTTGAGTGACAACGTATACATGGTTGAAAGCAACAACTTATCTAACGATATCTATATCTTAAACACCAACAGCCTTAGTGCCGAGCGATTGGTTAATGGTACATTCACGGGTGATTCTGATGGTTGGCTTATGACTAATGCTTTCTATTCAGCTAATGAGATATTCTTTCCATTCGGTATAACAAGTTCACTGACATATACCAATGATGCAGATTTTCATGCAGGAGAAGTTTATTTACTATCAATAGATTTAGGTACTAGCGACTCTGGAGAGACTGTTTCTATTAGGCTTGGTGGTGACGAGGTTATTACTTCTGATAATGAAACAGACACATATACATATTTATTCAAAACCACAAATTTTAATACGTTAGCGGTGTATATTACGACAACTTTGGACTCCGTTACCGTAGATACCATATCAGTCAAGCAGGTAAACGGGGCTGACCTATACGTTGGCGGTAAGCTTTGGGGCGATGGCACGTTGCTGGACATCACTGAGTACGATACTCTGGCCTTGGCAGGAATAGCGTCTATCACAGGCACGTTATACACGGCAGTACAGCCTACGGACGTAGCCTATACAAATACCTTGGCGTTAAGTAGCAGTGCGGTACAGCCTACAGACACGGCTTATACCAACACGGCTATGCAATCGGCTACAGCTTATGGATGGGGCGACCATAGTACTAATTCTTATGTTGTTACCGAAACAGACACCATCTGGACGAATGATTATGCTAATGGTTTAAACTTGAGCGGCATGACAAATGCACCTACCGCATGGACTGCATTTGTACCTACAGCAGACGATACATTAAACATGGGTGGTTATAGTTCTACTAATATATTATTTATACAATTAAAGCCAACGTCAGCCGCTCCATCACCTGCCGTTGAAGGAACACTATATTACGATTCTGATGATAATAAACTTAAATGTTACAACGGTTCAGTATGGACAAATTGCTATTAAAAGGAATAAAAGATATGACAAAATATACACTAGCACTAGCACTAATTCTAACCGCGAGCATGGCACATACAGCCGAGTACAAGCTATGGCATGAAGGCAACAGTGCCAACATAATCAAGACGCAATCTGACGTACTGACAGCCGAGACAGACCCAGTGTTTACTAATGACTATGCCTTGGGTTTGAATCTTAGCTCAATGACTAATGCACCAAGCGCATGGACAGCCGAGGGTAATGACACTAGCGTTGACGGTGGAATACTAACGGCTACGACTAATGCAAGCGTAGTGACCATTGGCTTAACGACTAATGCTATGACTAATGCCTTGAGTGGGGTTTATGTCGAGAGCGGTGATGTAAGCGTAGTCTACACGAATACAGCGGCGTACACGCAGGCGGTTGATTTGGCGGGTAGTGCTTTGCAGAGTGAGGTTGACCCGCTATCACTGCACGTATGCTCAACTTACGAAGACTTTACGGATACAGGTGGAACGTTCTCTGCTGAGGGTATAGTTGCCAGTACTCCGCTACTAACTAACGGCTTAGCAAGTGTCGAGTATGAT